TCTTGCTGGTGCAGCACAAGTTGTTTACACGATGACACCATCGGCGGCTCGTACCTTGACCACACCAACTGGTGCGGAACTTGGTGCAGCATTCACAGACGAAGGTGTCGGTTCAAGTTTCCGATTTACTGTTGTCAACGGTGCAGCAGCAACACACGCAATCACTTTGACTGCTGGTGCTTCTGGTGTAACACTTGGCGGTGTAGCAGGAATGGCTACCATTGCCGCAGCATCTTCGGCATCGTATGTTGCAGTGTTCACTGCCGCAAACACGGTAACAATTTACCGAGCATAATCAAAAAACATATATGTGGGGAAGTGGCGCTGCCCGCCCTTCCCTGCATAATGTTATATAAAGGATAATATATGGCTGTAAGTAAAAAAGGGATTAACGCTGATACTGCTCGGAAAACAAAGCAGGCTCAGTCAATGGGCATGGACAAAATAAAGGCTGTTAAGTCGGCTACTGCTAGTTCTAAGCGAATGACCGCTTCTGCTAAAAGTTATCCTTCAGCAAAAAAAGCACCTTCTTCTTACGCCCTTGGTTTGCTTCCTAGTCAAAAAAAGAAACGCCAAGGACGATAGTGGACCCAAATGACATTGCCAAGATTGTAAAAAATCTTGTTCAAAGCGGCGTGGACGATGTTGACATCGCTAAAATAGTTAAGGGTTTATTTACTGGTTCTGATGATGCAGTTAAACCAGAATACGATTCTGTTGCGTTTGAAAACTATAAGTATTCAGACTTCATTGATGCCGATGATTTTGACGGGATGAGTGCGGCAGATGTAAAGACTGCTTACAATCGTTTTGTCCATGCTAAAAATACAGAAAAGTTAACTGAGGCTGGTCGCGTTGCGCGCGCAACAGAAAAAGCAGAAAACAAGGCTGCTCATGCTGCCACAAGAACGCCCGAGGCTCGGGCGGAAGCGTTGAGAAAACAGCGTGAGTACAAAGAGATGATTAAAAAGAAAAACGAAGGAAGATAACTATGGCTAAGAAACCAGCAATTGAATTACAACCACAAGGAATTGACGATATCGCTAAAGGTATTGTTAAGGGCGCTAAGGCTATTGGTCGCGCATTTAACAAACCAAAATCGGTTACAGTAAACAAAATTCCATCTCGCACACCTGCAAAACCTGTTCAAACTTTTGGACCAGACGACTTTGGTTTATATCGTCCAAGAAACAAAGTTGTAATTAGTTCTAAGCCAAAGAATTATAACGAAACATATATGAAGGGCACCAAAGAATACAGGGAAGCCATTCGTGCTGAAAAGATTAAGGGAAAATCTTTGAAGGATGTTAACAGGTATGATGCTGCACGCAGTAGGCGTGCAACAGAATACAACTCTGCTCGTAAAGCAGAAGCAATTGTTAACAGGGACAAGAAAAAGTATGGTTTTGTTGCTGCTGGTCCAGAAGCAGATTTTGTTAAAAAGTTTATTAAAATGGACCCCAAGAAGGTTCGTTCAGGAAAACGATAATGGCTTTGCCTTGGGAAGATATTCTTAAACAAACATTAAAACAGTTGGGGAAAACTGATGATGTTATTGAAGCAGCCATTAAGGCTGCCCGTGGTGGCGGAGACAATGTTGACAATGCGGCTAAGGCTGTTAAGAGTGTTTCGTCTGCCGCTAAAACTGCACCTAAACTTACTAACATATCTGATAAGGCTGCCCGTAAGGCTGCTAACAAGGCTGCTAATAAGGCTAATCAGGCTGTTCAAGCAGAGAAGGCTATGGCTGCTCGCGCTGAAGAAGGTTTAAAAAATGCTTCAGAGTTTATTAAAAAGGACGAAAAAATTGTTGAAGGAATTTTTTCTGAGTCTGGTAAAACTCGTTTGGCTGAAAAAGGTTTTGAACAGCAGTTGGATGCAACTTTTGCTAAAATGGATTTGGCTACTACCAACAAAATTGAACAGGTTGCCGAAAAGCGTGTTGCCAAAAAAGTTGAAGAGGCTACTGCTGCTGGCAAAAAATTTACCCAAAATGAATTAGACAAACTTATTGCAGAAGAAATTATTGAAGTTGGCAAACAGTTCCAGCAAATAGCAAAATCTGCTGAACAGGGTTTAACTACCCGTATGACGAACCTTAAGGCTATGACACCAGAGCAGGCTAAGATGTCTGGTGCTAGGGCTGGTTTGGATGCTTTGGACAGAAAGGCTATCCGTGAAGGTTCTGGAAGCGCAAGAGATAAAGCAATGTCCGTTTTGGATGACAAAACTTTGTACCCTATCAAGAACGCCGAGGGTGAACAAATCTTTAAAGAAATTGATGGCAGGCAGGTTCCTCAGTATGAGACTGCTGCGGAACGGGCTAAGCGTATTACGGCAGATAAAAAGTTTAAAGCAAAAGAGGGGGATTCTTTGGAACAAGTTAAAGATGAAAATGGGAAAACTGTTTACGAAACAATTATGCGTAATGGTGAAGAAGTCAGAGTTCCTAAGTTGAAAACAGCAGATGGCAAACCTTATGTTTATGAGGATGTTGACCAAACTGTTACATCTAAGTCTAAAGGCAAAAGAGTTGAAGATGATGGCACTGGTGCTAAGTTGTTGTCCGCGCAGGAACAAAACATTTTTGAAGGAGCCAAAAAGGCGGCAGCGGAATCCAATAGCCCTGCTGCTAAGCAGGCTTTTGAACAAATCACTAAAGATTATGGTCGCGGGCTGATTACTAAAGAAAGATATTTGGAATTGCTTAAGGGTGTTCCAAAGATTACTGGTAAGGCACAATCGGCGCAAGATATTGCTCGTGTTGAAAAAGCAGCAGAATCGGCTGAGAGTTCTATTGTTAAGCGAGAAGCACAACGAGTGGCTGATGCGGCAGAAGAGGCTGCGAAAAAAGATGTTCCAACTTCACAACTTAAGGGTCGCAAATGGGTTCGCGACAAAAATGGCAAACTAGTTTTAGAAAAGAAATAATTTATGCCAAGGTTTACTAAACCTCAGGGCACCAAACCCAAACAAGTTCCGTTCCAGCGGGAGGTCCCACCTCCCTCTCCTTCCGCTGGAACACCTAAAGTTACTAACCCTTGGAGTATCCAAGAACAGTTTAAAAATAAAGCAGATGCGGAATTTACCAATGATGATGGTAAAACTTTTACTGGTATGAAGGCTTTGCAAGAGTACGCAAAATATTTAGATAAACAAAGTATTGCTAGTGCGTATGATGCTAGAACAAAATATGGGGCACCACCAGCAATTGGTGGTAAAGGTGTTTTGAATCCTATGGCTGCTGGTATGAGTGCTAATATGAACGCTTTGGGTATGGTTGGTGGAACATTGAATCCTTGGCTTGTTAGAACTGTTAAGGATGCTATTACACCTAACATAAAATTTGACCCAAAAGGTTTGTTGTTGGGTAGTCCTGCTTTTGCTTTTCGTGGTAATGGTATGGGTGGTGATGGTGCTGGTAGAAAAAATAATTTGTTGGCTTCTTTTGCAAATGACTGGGAAGATGTTTTAACTGGTCAGGCTTCCAAGGGGGATTTGGCTTCTTTTGCTGGAGATTTATTTGGTGGAAAAATTTTTAAGGCAGGCTTTAAAGGCGCATCTAAGGGTGTTCAAAGTTTAAAACAAATTTTAGGGAAATTAGGTTAAATATATGATACAAAATTCTCAACCTGCTCACGCTTTTTATGGTGAACCTGTTTCTGGTCGCCGTTTGGCTGCCACCAGTGATGCGCGCATGGCTACTGCCAGCGCACCTTATGTTGGTCGTGGTGATAAGTGTGCTGGCAATGATGATACTTGTGGCGCTAATAAGGTGCGTGGACAAGAACTGTGTGCTGGGCATTTGAAGCAGGCTAAAAGTATTGAGCAGATTTCTGAAACAATGAAAGATAAGGAGTAGTTATGGCTTATCAAACTATGACTGCTTCTGCGTTGCGGGATACTGTCCGTGATATTACCGATTTGGATATTGAGGATTTGCCAGATTCGTTGTTGAATCTTTATTTGCGTGATGGTTATTACCGTATTTTGGATTTGGAAAAGCGTTGGGTTTTTTTAGAAAAGTCTTTTACTTTTAGTACCGTTGCTGAGCAACGGGCATATACTATTAGTGCTTTTACTGCTGACCCTATGAGTCAGATTGTTTCTATTATAGATGAATCTGGTATTGGTTTAAGTTTGGATATGGTTCCGTTTGATATGGCTGAGACAACTTATGTTGGCGCATATGATACTTCTGGTGACCCTTTGTTTTATGCTGTTTGGGAAGGAAAAATTCATTTGTTTCCTAAGCCTAATAATGTTCGTACTTTAAAAGTTCGTGGTTATCGTGAGCCGATTGATTGGCAAACTACGGGTGGTGCTGTTGACGCTAGTGCTAATTTACATTTTGCTTTAGTTTATTATGCGTGTAGTCGTGTATATCAGCGTCTTGAGGACACTGTTATGGCTGCGGAGTATAAGAAGTCTTTTGATGAGGCTGTTGTCCTTGCTACTAAAAACATTTCTAAGCCTTCTAGTCACGCCCATATGGTGTTGTCTGCTGGTCAAACTAAGCGCCGTCCAACCTTTAATGGTTGGATGACTCGTATGGGTCAGAATCTAAAAGAAAATCAGTAATGGCTAAAGTTAAGGTTCGTGAAATTAAAGATTTTACTGGTGGTCTTAACTTTCGCGCGGACCAATTTCAGTTAAAAGATAACGAATCTCCTGATATGTTGAATGTGGAAATTGACCCTCGGGGTGGAGTGTTTTCTATGGGTGGTCAACGCAGGTTGAATGGTACTGCCATTTCTGGTACTTGGGCACCCAAAAGGTTGGTTCCATTTTATGGTGGTACGCCAACTTTGATGTTGGCTACAGCAACAAAGTTGTATCGTTGTACTTCTGATTCTTTTTCCACTTTGCAGTATTCTTCTGGTAACGATATAACTTGTTCATCTGGTAAGGGTGCTGATGTGGCTCAGTGGGGTAAAACATTATTTATTGTTAATGGTTCATCCAGTGTTGGGTATAAGTGGGAAACTACGGACACATATGCTACGGCGCTGACAGCAAATGCTCAAGGTCATTGGCAGACTAATGTTTCTACTCAAACACATATACCAAAATCCGACCACATTATTGTTCACGCAAACAAAATGTTTGTTGCTTCAACTAATGAAGATTCTGTTTCTTACCCAAACCGACTTAGGTGGTCTATTGAAAATGGTCCTGCTTCTTGTGATGAGGATGACTATATTGACATTCAGGGTGGTGGCGAGGGTATAACTGCTTTGGCTGTTGTTTCTGGTAACTTAGTTATTTTTAAACCTAATGCTATTTATGTTTTGTTTGGTTATAGTACATCAAATTTTCAGGTTGTTGAATTATCAACAACCCTCGGTGTTGACAGTAAGCGTCATATTGCGGTAACAGAAAAAGGTATTTTCTTTTATGTTCGCAAACAGGGACTATATTTCTATAATGGTTCATCTTTGGAATATTTGTTTGAAAACATTAAACCAATTTTTGATGCCAATTATGTTAACAACTCTAATGTGGAGTCCATTTCTTTGTCTTGGGTTGGTCAACGAGTTTGGTTGTCTTTGCCTTATTCAACTAGTTCTTCTGGTACTGAATCTAATTCTACAACAAATTTTGTTTTTGACCCATCAATTAATAATGGTTCGTACACTTTGTTTAAACATCAGGATGATAAAGGTTTGGTTTCTGGGTGTGAGTGGACAGATAACGCCGATAATGATTATCGGCTTATGATGCACCCTACTTTGCCTCGGGTTATTATTGTTGATTTGTATGAAGAAAATACGGATAAGACAGAAGGAACAGATGTTTCGTTTGCAAGTTATTATAAAACTAAGTGGCAGGATGGTGGTAACTATGTTCAAAAAAAGATGTGGCGCCGTCCTGATTTCGTTGTTAAGGAAACTATATCTGCCTCCAGTATCGCTATAAAAGTTTACCACGATTTTGCTGAAGGTGAAGGTCAGCACCGAAGAACCTTCAATGTCACTCAAACTCCCAATGTTGATTACCTTGTATGGAACAACGGTAACTGGGGTGAGGAATGGGCTGCTGGTGTAGTTAGTTCTATTGTTTTAACTGGAAACAATCTTGGGTTGGCAAGAACTGTTCAAATAGAATTTACTGGTCCAATTGGACAAAAGTGGGGTCTTAATAGTATCGGTTACAAATATCAGGCTAGGAACACTAAAGGTTAATTATGGCTACTTTAAATATATCACATACATTTGTCCCATCTACCGCTGCTGTCGCATCGCAAGTTAACGACAACTTTGCTGATGTTAAAACATTTGCTGAAGCATTAGCAGCAGGGACAAACATTGACACTGGGGCTATAACATATGCTTCTTTGGCTACTGCGGCTGTTGACAGTATTGTGAACACTGCCATTGCTACAGGTGCAACAAGCGACCAGTCAATTTTGAGCAGTCAGGTGTTTGGATAATGTGGAATATACCCAACTTGTCCACGCTAACTGGTACCGATAAGGATGCTTTGCAAACTATTTTTGTTTCTTTGCAAAAAGAAATAGAAAAACTTAACAAAGAAATATCTGAATTAAAGAAAATTAAAGAAGTGACGGCATACTGATATGAGTTTAGCAGACGCTAATTATGGTGATTTTGGTATGGCTGCCGCTACCGCAAGGCGGAGGCGCAGCCAACAATCAATAGCAAACACATTGTCGGCTACGCTTGGACAGAAGCGTGGTGAGCGTGACATTTCTAAATTGCGTAAACAATTTATAGAAGGTTTCAGACCTGAAATGGAGCGGTTTGGTACTCGTGGTGTTGCTGGTCCTAATGTTCAATCTGGTATTCAGCGTGCTGGTTTGTCTAAGTATGCGGCTAACATGCAGGAAACTTTGGGTGGGGCAACCGAGAATTTGCAAAATGAAATGAATACATATATCAGAAATGAAGCAGACCAAAATGCTGAACTTGATGCGTATTTAAAAAATCTTGATTTGTTGAAATCACAAAATATCTATAACACCGCAAGCGCTTTAAAACAATATGGTTCGTATTAGGAGTAACTTATGTCTTTTATATTAAATTCTAACGGCAAATTTCAGTGGAGGCAGCAACCACAAACTGGCGATGGTACTGGTGGGTTAATTGATGTTGGTGCTTTGTACAAAGAGTACAATAAAGCGTATGCTGATTGGCAAAATGCCAATCCCGCACCAGAAGATAAAGCAGATAATCCTTTTGACATGTCTGGTTGGACTAGCCGTATTACTTTGGCTATTGCTCAAAATAAA